TAATGGTTCTGATGAGGATAGTCCTTCGGGAAACATATCTATAGATGAACCCAAGTTTACCGACTTGGAACCATCAAAGGCAGGTGATAGTGGTGATGGATATCTTTGGAAATATCTTTTCACAATTTCTCCATCAGATGTAATTAAGTTTGATGATTTAGACTATATCACAGTTCCCGATAATTGGGAAAATAGTAGTGATTTTGGTAATAAGGCAGTTAGAGATTCTGCAAACTCATCTCTTAACTCAAATCAAATTAAAAAGGTATATATTGCTGATAGGGGAAGCGGATATCAAAATGGTAGTCATGAAGTTGATATACTTGGAGATGGTTCTGGCGCAAGAGTAAGAGTTACTGTAGAATCTACACAAATTACAGATACTATTGTAGTTGCTGGTGGTAAAGGGTATAGTTGGGGTATTGTTGATCTAGGCAGTATTAACGGTAGTGCTGCAGGAAATTATGCAAATTTAGTTCCTATTATTCCACCATCGTTAGGACATGGATATGATGTTTATAAAGAATTGGGTGCTGATAGAGTTCTAATTTATGCAAGATTTGATGATTCGACTGAAAATTATCCAACTAATACTAGATTTGCCCAAGTTGGTATTATAAAAAATCCAACCTCTTTTGGTTCAGAATCTGTCTATGAGGATAACACTTTTACTAACTTATATTCTGTCATATTTAAATCAGTTTCTGGAACTCCAACAATTGGTGAAAAAATTAGGCAATCAATAAATAACGAGGAAATTTTTGGATATGTCGCTTCATACGATGAAGAAACTAAAGTATTAAAATATTTTTATGATAGATCACTCTTTTTGAGACCTGACACAACAGATTATATTGGTGTTTCAACAGGTTCAAAATTCAATACGTTTAGATCGGATAACGCAAATATTTTTGGATTAGACTCTAATTTTAGTGGAGAAATTTTCCAAGAATTCAGTGGTATTACAACAAATCCAAGTGGAACTAAAGTTATAAACTTGGGTGTTGCATTTAATAATGGACTTGCTGAACCTCAAATAAATACAGGGTCAGGTGATTTATTGTATATCGACAATAGATCTGAAATTGTTAGAAACTCTCGCCAAAAAGAAGACATTAAGATTGTACTGGAATTTTAAAAAATGCCACAAAAAACTAACTTAAACGTAAGCCCATATCATGATGATTTTGATAGGGCAAAGAACTTCTACAAGGTTTTGTTTAAACCTGGATTTCCTATTCAGGCGAGAGAACTAACAAATCTTCAGTCTATACTGCAAGACCAAGTTGAGCAATTTGGGTCTCATGTATTCAAAGAAGGTTCTATGGTTATACCTGGTGGTGTAACCTTTGATCCAAATTATACAAGTGTAAAGGTAAATGATTTGCACTTGGGTCTCAACATCCAATTATATTTGGACGCTATAATTGAGAATAAAGTACAACTTAGAGGTCAAAACTCAGATATTTTAGTATCAGTAAGAGGATATCTTCTACCAAGTAGTGGTGAAGTAGATGATATTACTCTATTTGTAAAATATATATCTTCAGATTCATCAAATGAAAGTGTTGCATTACCTGATAATGAGATTCTTCTTTTAGAATCTTCTTTGACTTATGGAAACACAACTTTAAATCCAGGAGATTCTGTTATAACTCTAGTTTCGGCAGATGCATCACATATTGGATCTGCTGTACATGTTGCAGAAGGAGTATACTTTATTAGAGGAACTTTTACTAGAGTTTCTAAAGATACTTTGATATTAGATCCATATTCCAATAATGTATCATATAGAATTGGTCTGTCTGTTAATGAATCTATTATCACTAGTGCTGAAGATAATAGTTTAAATGATAACGCGAAGGGATTTACAAATTACGCAGCTCCTGGAGCAGACAGATTTAAAATCGATACATTGTTATCTAAAAAATTATTAACAGATAATAATGATGTAAACTTTATAGAACTTTTAAGAATTGTTGATGGAAAAATTCTTAAGGTTCAGGATAAGAGTGTATATTCTAATATCAAAGAATATTTGGCAAAAAGAACTTTTGACGAGTCTGGAAATTATGCCTTAGATAATTTTGAAATTTCTGTAGAGAATAGTTTAAATGATAATATCAGCAGAACCCCCAATGGTTTATATAGCGCCGATGAATTAACTGACAATGGGAATGTACCCTCAGATGATTTGATGAGCATTACAGTCTCTCCAGGAACTGCATACGTCAAAGGATTTGATGTCCAGGTATTCAATTCATCAGTAGATGTACCAAAACCAAGAACAACTAACAATGTACCTTCGGCATTGATACCATTCGATACTGGAAGTCTTATTAGAGTCAACAATGTTTATGGTGCACCTGTCATAAATTTGTCAGACAACACAATCGATTTATATGATGAAAGAAGAAATCCATCAATTCCAACTATTGGTACTGGAAATAAAATAGGTAGTGCTAGAGTTTATTGGTTTGGATTAACTGATGGTAGTTATTCTGGGGCAGCATCTTCCTGGGATTTATACCTTTATGACATCCAAACGTATACAAACTTAGAAACAACTGCAACAGTTTCTGAACCTATTGGTTCATATGTTAGAGGATTAACTAGTGGGGCAACTGGATACCTTGATAATATTAATGCCAATGTCAATCTCTCCATTATTAACACATCAGGTAAATTCTTGAAAGGTGAAAGTATAATTTTTAATGAAGATCCAGCAACAACAAAAAATATTACCGATGTTATAGTATATTCAATAGAAGATGTAAAATCAGTATTCCAAGATTCCAATGGAATTGATGCTTCATATCCAACAGACTTTGGTGCAGATACAATACTATATGATTTTATTCCAGGAGGATTTTCTGCAACAGATACTATAACAATTTCTGGTGGACAAGCATCATCTGCAGGTAAATTATTCAATGAGGTAGATGGATTTACTGTTGGTACGATACTCAAATTCCAAGATCCAGCACTCGGTGGATTTGATTTAACATATGCAAGAATAACATCTGTTTCTGCTGATAAAACATTACTCAATCTTGACCCAGTGACAGCAGTTACAGGAGTTAATAAAGGAACTCTACCAACTTCTACTGCAATTGTTACTTTCACACTTGGATACCCAGAAGTTCTTAATTATGATAAAAGAGCTTTATATTCACCATTAGCAAAGCGTGATGTCGCTAGTATTGATTTATCTAAAGCATCTTTAACTGTCACTAGACAATCATTAGGAAATACCACAAATTCTGATGGGGAACTCTCAATTGCAGTATCGGATGTTCTTGATTCCTCTTCTGGATTAATTTCTGCATTTTTCGAACCATATGATGCAGAATTATATTCTGTTACATATAGTGATGGAACGATTGAAGATTTAACCTCAGATCAGGTCACATTCACATCAGACTATAAAACACTTAATATCAGTGGTTTGACTGCTTCACAGTCAAATGTTAGCTTAACTGTTACATTAAGAAAAACAAACATAACTTCTAAGTCTAAAATATACTCTAGAAGTAATAAGTTAACTGTTGATAAGTCTCAGAAAGATACTTCTACATTAACAAAGAGTGCTCAATACGGTCTTAGAGTTGAAGACAATGAGATTTCTCTCAATGTTCCAGATGTTGTTGATGTTGTAGCGGTATATGAGTCTACTAATTCTACTACTCCAGTTTTAGATAAGTTTAAGTTTATCACAGGATATACTTTAGATGTAAATTCAATCCCTGGAGAAAAAATTGTAGGTAAAAAGAGTAAGGCAACCGCACAATTAATTTCTGCCATTTCACCAACTGAAGTAGAATATGTTAGATTAAGTCCAGTACAATTTATTCCTGGTGAAACGGTAGTTTTCCAAGAGTCTAATATTCAAGCAGTACCAACGCAAATTACTCCAGGAAGTTATGTTAACTTAACTTCAAATTACAAACTGGACAAGGGACATAAAAAACAATATTGTGATTATTCAAAATTAGTAAGAACTTCTGGATTAGCTGCACCCAAAAAAGAATTACTTATTATATTCAACTACTACAAGGTTGAGCAAACTTCAGGAAGTACTGGTGATATATTCACAGTAAATTCTTATCCAGCAGATAGATTTACATATGATGTCCCAAGTATTGATGGACTGAGAATAAGTGATACTTTAGATTTTAGACCAAGAGTTGCACCATTCACAAACACAACAGGATCGCCATTTGCATTCTCGCAGAAGACATTTGAGTCTGTATATGGATTTACTTTAACTCCAAATACGGCATGTGAAGTTTCATATGATTACTATCTTGGTAGATTTGATAGAGTTTCCATAGATTCCATTGGTGATGTAAAGGTAACTCAAGGAACTCCTTCTGAAAATCCACAATTTGCTGCACTTCCAGATGGAACAATGGAACTTGCACAAATTAGACATCCTGCATATTTGTACAATCCATCAGATTCTAAAATTAGATTGATTGATAATCAAAGATATACAATGAGGGACATTGGTAATATATTTGAGAGGGTTGAAAATCTTGAAGAGACAACCGCACTTTCTCTACTGGAAGTTGACACAAAATCTTTGGTTGTCAAAGATGCTACTGGATTGAACAAGTTTAAGTCTGGATTTATAGTATCAAACTTCTCAGATAAGACAATATTAGATACAAGTGATCCAGAAAATAACAATGATATTGATAGTCAAGAAGGATGTTTAAGGTCATCCATCGATTTCTGGTCAATTGCTGCAGAATTGGCATTAGATCCTTCTATCGATAAAACAACTGCGGATTTAAATGCCAATTTAAAACTTTTAGATCCAAATATTAAAAAAACTGGTGATATTTTAACATTAGACTATACTGAAGTTGAAATGATAAATCAACCCCATGCGACTGGAGTTGAAAATGTAAATCCTTTCAATGTAATTGCATTTGTTGGTGGAATTAAATTAGACCCACCATCAGACAATTGGACAAGAACAGTATATGAGGAAAATATTAAAAAGGAAAGTACAGGAGCATATTGGAAAGAGACTTCAAATACTACGCAAAAGAAGAAGAAGTGGACATCAGGTAAAAAGTTGTACATTGAAACAACAACTACAACAACTTATGGTAGTGAACTTGTAACTAAGTCTCCAGAAATTGATTTTGTTGAAAGTGTCAAGATAACTACATCTGTTGACCCCTACATGAGGGAAAGAAACGTATACTTTGCGGCAAATGGACTAAAACCATTTACGAAGCATTATCATGTTTTGGATAAGGTTAAAGTTGATATTATTCCAAAAGTAAATCAAATTGAAATGACAAGTGGCACTTTCAGTGTTGGCGAAG